CTGTCGATGAAGAGGAGATAATCGCACTCCGACTCCAACATATCTTTAGCAAGCAGGTTACGAGCGCGGGAAACGACAGAGCAGCCGCAGATCGAACCAATCTGAACCGCAATGCCGTGCTGACCGGCCACTTGCGTGAACCGGGCCAGCGAAATCGCCAGCTTCAAGGAAACCTTGAAGTCGTAGGCAGGCAGAGCAATGAAGATACTCTTACCGGCTAAATCGTAACCTTTTTGCGCTTGCATATATCACCCGTAGAAAATTGAGACGTAACAGTTCGTCAACGTAGCATATACGTTGGTTTTGAACAGTACACCCTCACCGGGAATATATACAGTATGAAAAGCCGCAGTAGCGGGCACATCGACTTCAATCTGCGTGGTGCCGCCAGAACCGCCATCCTTGAGGAGGACAGAACCAGCGCCAGCACCGGTTGAAGTAATTACCATACCCTTAACGCGTGTGCGGTAGCCTACCAACGACCCGGAAGTGTTCCGGTGTATGTTCTTGACGTCATATTGCATACCCATCAGTATTCTCCTTCTTAGAGGTTATTACCGATTAAGCAGCGGTTGTGAGCGCCGTCCACGTGGTCGAACCGTTCGTGTTGATGTACGCACGGGTCGAAGTCGTGCTACCATCGCTACGGAGGTAGAGCGAACCCTGTGCAGCAGCAACAGTCGGAACGCCTGAACCGAAGTAGATGCCCATGCCAGCGGCGACGTTGGTTGCGATGAATGCAGAAGCACCACCAGCGACAAGGCCAGTAGCGCTGTCAGCCGTGACGTTGCCAGTTGCCGTTACCGTGGTCGCTGCCAAAGAAGTAACCGACGTAGCAGCACCAAAAGTGGCAGTCGTGGTTACAGTGCCGGTCGATTGGTCGATTGAGATGGTCTGGAAGCCGTTCTCGGAACGAACTGGACCGTTGAATGTCGTGTTAGCCATTAAAAATCTCCGTGTAGTAGCACATCCTCACACCGTCTCTACTATGTCTGCTAGGTCAGTCGGTGCGAGTAAATTTCCTAGTACTGCGATGATATACACAACGCAAAGAAAAAGGGAAGGGTTTTTACGCCCTTCCCTTCCCCCATTTTCCTTAGGCCGCGCCTTCGGAACCGTACATGCCCAGCGGGTCAGACCAGCCGAACGAGTAACGTTCACGAGACTTGTAACGGACGTTGCCCGTGTCGAAGTCACCGTCCATGCTGTTTTGCATGGGCGTGCGAACGAAATGCTTCAGACCGTTTGGCACATCGGTGGTCAGGAACCACGCATCCGTGTCGGTCAAGAAGTGGTTGACAGCGTAACCTTCCGGGATCGAGCCGTTCGACTTGATCGCGTTGATGTCGTTGTCAGCCGTCGAAACGCGGAGTTCGGTTTCGAGCAAGCGAGTAGCAACGAACATCAGGCTCGGCGGCACGACGAGCTTACGCGGCTTCGCCGCGATGAGCAGGCCACGTTCATCCGTCCAGCCAGCAATCTGAATGACAGCCGCTTCAAGCGACGTTTCGTTCAGATCAGCAGCAGTCGAAGGGATGTTCGAGTTGGTGCCACCGGAGACGAGCGGGTGCGAAGCCGAGAACAGCGGCTGACCGTCACCACCGGGGTAGTCCGTGTCAAAACCGTTGTTAAGGATCGCAGCAGCTTTCGTCTGCTTGGTGTAAGCCATGGCGCGAGCCAGAGCCTTCGTGTAACGCGACGACAGCGAGTCGTAGAGGTTATCTTCAATGGCTTCTTCCGTGAGCGAGAACCCGAGGGCAATCGTTTCATGGTTGTAGCGAGCCGTGAAGACTTCCTGCGCGTTGTCGTACGCGATGGCCGAACCTTCGTTCTTAACCGGAGCAGCCGAGAAGCCCGACAGCTTGGTTTCTTCTTCGAACGAACGCTCAGAAGTCTCCGTTTCGAAGATTTCTTTGTGCTCTTCGCCATAGCGGGCGTATTCCAGACCGAACAGGGCGTTCAGACCGGGCAAAAGCTCCTTAAGGAGTTGTGCGCGTGAAATTGCCATTAGTCAGTCTCCTTACACGCCAGTGGGGTTGAGGTACTGGTGCATGCCCTGATTCCACTTGACGATAACTTCGGTGTAAGAACCGGGGTTACCAGCAAGAGCGGTTTCAGGAACAACATCAATGATACGAATCGGCCACGTGGAAGTGGTTGCAGTCGTATCATCAACGGCCACGCGGGAGTTACCCGTGATGGTCGAACCAGTGTTCTGCGCCAGAATAGCGTTCTGACCGACAGCGGCACGCGTTACGTAGCCGATGGTGGTCGAGTTGTACGCCGTAACAACGGCGACTTTGAACAGAGCATCCGGATCGTCTTGCACATAGGCCATGACGTCGGTGATGTTCGTCGTACCGGGGTAGTACTGACGGAAGGTCTTACCAAACACCGGATCGGTGTAAGAGCAACCGAGGAACACGCCAACTGGCGTGGCGGCAGTCGTGCCGGTGTCCTTTGCAAGATACCCGCTGGCCAGCTTCACAACGTCACCATAATAGATGGCCGTCGAAGAGTTGGTCGCAATAGGAATCTGACGCGTAGCACCAGCAAAAACCTGCCCACCGATCAAATTGATCGGCAACAGCCCGTAGGGGGCTGAAACAGAAGGATATGCCATGTTTCTAAGCTCCTAGCTTATTTGCCTTTACCAAAGGAGGACGACGACTTCCGCTCCCTAAATAGGGGCATCCGTGGATCGTTCTCCCGCATGAAATTGTTGTCTACGGACTCAATCTGATCACGGTTCTTGTTAGAGTAATAACGCTTACGCTGAGCCATGAATTCGGTTGGGATTTTGCAGAGCAACAGACCTGCTACTTCAACGTTGTCCTTAAAGCGGCTGTCGGGGTCCACCATCATGCGAAACTTAGGCTGTTCTTCGATCCGAACTGGTTCCCAACCTTCGCGCAATTTCGAAGAAATATTACGAGGGTCTGCTTGGGAATTAGTTGAAACGCGTACCCAGCGATAAGCGTAACCCGGTTCTTTGTCAGGTTCCGGAAGGGTAGATGCGGGCATCCACTGCTTCGGGCGTTCTGCGGTTTCGCGGGTTGTTGCTTCGCGTGTAGTCCTGTTCTCTGTCATTTTTAACGCTCCATCTTCGAGAGTTCACGAGCATATTGCTCTGGGGTCAAACCAAGTTTTTTAGCTAGGCTGATTTGTGACTGCTTCAGCACGATCTTTTTGGAGGATGTACTGCGAGAGGCTGGAGCAACAACAGTTGCAGGTTTGGTGTCAGCCTTTGCAGTGGGTGCACTGCCAGACGGCTTTTCAGACTCCCCGAAGTATTCAGGGAAACGGCGCTGCATCGTAGTGTCGATGTTTTGCCAGTAGTTGTCAGTACCCGCGTAATCCGCACCGTACTGTTTGATGAGCTTCTGGTGAAGCCCTAGAGCTGTTGCAGTCATCTCTTCGTCGGCACCATACCACTGATTGCGCTCTTGCCACGCCATCGTTTTCTGGTCCGGTTTCGGAGCTTGGAACTGCTCTTGCTGTACTTCTACATCAAACTCAGGGTTCTGCGCAACAGGTTTGTAATTCTTAAGCTGGTTTAGCTTATAATTAGCCTCTGCAAGCTTCTCCTGAGCTTCTATGACCTTATCTGAGTCACCTGCTTCATAAGCTTCCTTATATGCACGACGTGCTTCCGCAAGTTCGTATTCCGTTGCGTGCTGTACGCTCTGAATAAGGGTCTGCTCGCCTTGGGTCAGGTTGTTACGGAGCTTCTCGACTTCCTGACGATAACGCTGCGCCATGCTAATGGCTTCCTGCTGTTCACGCAGGGCACGTTCTTTCTCGCGGCGCTCGTCATGCCAGACTTTCTTCATCTGCTTAAGGCGAGTTTTTACCTTGTCAGAATAGTCTTCAAGCTCATCTTTTTCGAGTTCTTCAACGATTTCCTTCGGCAGTGGCTCACGGCCACGGTCCTCTTCGGGAGTATCGTCTTCTACCTCAATATCCGGCTTACCAGCATCGGATGTCGTATCTTCGTTCTCTACCTCGAATTCGAAGTCTTCATTAGTATCGGCCATAACTACCTCCTTATGCCCTAGAAACGCCACGTGGGTCTTCGACAACACCTTCGACTGAATCGTCGTTGATGATGCGGAATTCGCGTCCGTGGATTTTCAAACGACTACCCGCGTGCGGGCGTACAAGAATAAAGTCCCCTTCTTTGCACCAAGGACCACTAGGAAAGCGGCTTTGGTCATTGAAACAATCGGGACCCATCTTCACGACAAACAAAACCGTTGTCAGAAGTTCTTCGTGCTGGACGGTAATATCGGCTTTAATAATGCCACCCTCAGTCGTCTTATCGATGTCGGGGATAGCGCAGAGAATGCGGTAGCCAGATGGGTCCGGCAACTGCTTAGCTTTACGCTCGTCTGTATCGGGCAAAGTAGTAGTGTTTAGGAGGTCGTTAACGTCCGTCCCAATTAATAGTTCACTCATCTTCTTCCATCCTTTGTGCTATGTCAGCGATGGCACTGTTTGCTACCATTAACCCACGGATTACTCCGCAGGCATACTGATAAGAGCCAAAATCTTTGGCGTTACCCAAGGCCATGTCATCAGACATGATCTTGATCTCTTCGTTAAGTTTCGAGGAGAGATACTTTAATACGTCACTCATTTATTCTCCATTGGCGCGGTTGTGGGAGCCGGGGGTTGGCTCACTTCTTTGTCTTGCGAGGCGGCTTCACGGGCAACTTCTACCCCGATCCGCAACCCCTCAAGTTGCTGCTTAGCTGACAAGTTAGCCTTATCAGTAGCGATCTTTGCGCCGACCTGTAGGCCAGCGATTTCCTTCTGCGCTTCGATGCGCTGTTGTTCGAGTTCGAGACGGTCGTTCTTTTCCGCCGCGTCGATCTGAAGCTTCTGCTTCTTAAGCTCTAGCTCACCCTGCTTGATCTGAAGCTCTTGCATCTGCATCTGCACGATGGGGTCTTGAGCAGCTTGCTGGGCCTGCTGCTGGGCAGCTTCGGCTTGATTTTTCTGGAGCAACTGGCTCGAAGCGGCAGCAGCCAGACGCGACACCGCAAGTTCGGTATCTTCATCCATTTCGGCGTTGGGCGGAGGCAGCGGCACACCTGCCTGTTCCTCGACCTGTTTACGGTATTCAAACGCAAGGTGCTCCGCGATATGTGCGGACATTGCTGCTTGCATCGCTGACGCCGTAGGTGACTGGCTAAGAAGCTGCATCATCTTCGGGTCTTGCATGGCCGACATGTGCACTTGGATATGTGATTCGTGATCTTGGTAGATGAACGCCTTGACCGGCTTGCCGTTGATGATGTCCATGTTCTCGCTGATCGGATCACGCGGCTTCATGTCATCGCCGTCTTTGAGCGGCACGAGCTTCTGAGCGTTCTGAATCCCCAACACTTCAAGCATCTGCCTGTGTAGGTAGGGGAGATCGTAAAGCTGCGGCGCGCCCTGCGCAAGCTGAAGAACTGCTTGATATTGAACGATTTTTTGCGCCATCGTCGCAGCGTTAGGATCGCTGACTGGAATGACATCGACGCTATCGTAG